AATGTTCCTCAGGCCCGGCTTAAGATTTATAACTTAAACGAAGAAGAAGTTGAGGATCAGCGCTTACAATTATTACTTAATAATCCAAATCCTAAGCAAAGCTTTAATGATTTTATCCAAGAATGGGTTGGTTTCTATGCTCTTTATGGAGAGGGCTTCATTAAAAAAGTATCTTCATTAGGACAAGCGGCAGGCTTAAACGGATTACCAGCAAGGCTTATAAATTTAGATCCCAGCAAGGTTTCTGAGATTATTGATTATTCTATATCAGAATTAACCGGCTGGAAGATAGGTCACATGAGATTAGATATTGAAGAAATAATCCATACAAAAGATTTTAACCCATATAACCAATTCCGCGGCATGTCCCCCTTAAAGCCAATAGATGATGAGATAGAGATAGATCAGTCTTCGTTGACTTTCAATAATGCATTCTTTAAGAACAATGCCACGATTGGATTATTGCTTGCGACAGATAACACTTTGACACAGACACAGCGAGATCAATTGCTCAAATTCTTAGAAGCCCGGCACAACAGCACAGCTAACGCGTTCAAATCAGCCATTCTTGAAAAAGGAGTAAAGCCGGTTGAAACAGGCCGCACGCATAAGGATATGGAATTTATTGAGCAGAAGCGCTTGATGAGAGAAGAAATATTAGGGACATGGCGCGCGCCTAAGGCATTATTCAATATCACAGAGGATCTAAACTATGCAACCTTTATGGGCCAAATGCGTATCTTTTGGCTCTATGCGCTCATGCCGATTATGCGTAAGTTTGAGGACAGTATAAATTTCAATATAATTATGCCATATAACTCTAATCTACGTATTGGATTTGATTACTCAGAAGTCCCGGCATTCCAAGAAGA